TCGGCTTTTTCAAACGCGCTTTTACCCGTAAATTGGCTAGCTATATTTATTATTAAGTCTGTGGCCATTATGCCGCTGCCTTTGGTTGATATGTAGTCGCTTTTACAAAATTATTTATAGAATTATCTATAGCTTTTAGTACAGCCGCGTTAGCTACGCCGTTATCTTCCGCCCACGCTCTATACATAGCACGGCCTGTTTCTTTGCGTGTTGGTCTGCCTTTCATACCTTTAGGCCTAGCATTTACTAAAGGCCCTGTGCCGTTTAAGTTATTTATAAATTGTTGCCCTGCATTAGGATTTAAGCTAGTTGAATATTGCTTACCGGTGTGTGTTGTTTTATCATAAACGCCATTTTTATAACGGTCTACTACAGGGCCTTGTTTTCTACCGTTTGGATTTAACCGCCCGGCGGTTTCATATATTGCACCGCCGGCATTAGCTTGCTGTATTCTAGCTAAAGATACAAAGCCCGATTTATTAGGTTTAGACGGTGTTACTCTATAACCTAAACCGCGTTTAGCATCACTACTACTAAAGGTTGGAAATGGTCTATAGTTAATTGTATCTATGCTAGCTGTGCCTTTAACCCAACCGCTTAATAGTTGCGCATCTGCCGGAATAAAACCCCTAGCCCTAGCAACTACAGGGCGTAACGCATTAGCCATTTCTGTTTGAGCCTGTTTGCTTAAATCGGGCGCAAAACGTTTTAGAGCTGCTCTAACCTGTATAGCGTTTTCTACCTCTGTTGGCATCTTGCACCGCCTTAGCTCTGTCTGTTAAAACCTTTAATATATTCTTAAACATTACATCATCTAATTCTAATAAATACTGGGGCGCTATGCCGGTTTCTACCGCTATTTGTGCGATTAGATAGCCAAAGCTACCGCGCCCCACTATTCCAAAGGGTCATCATCTAGTACCTCAACTTTAGCTAAGGTTTCTAGAAAATCTGCCCCGTAACTTTTCACGGCTTCCCCGCTTGTGCGTAAACACTCCCAAGCAAGCCAATAAACGTCACTCTGTTTTTCATCATCTCTAAAGGCTTTGTGAAAACCTTTCTTTGCATACAGCTCAAAGGCGTACTCAATACGGGGCGTAATCTTATGCTCGGTTACGCTGCCGTCTGCCCTTGTTATTTTAAGTTTTGCCATTGTTGCCCCTTTGTTTTAGTTATGGTGTGGTGTCTACTACGATAGGTGAGTTACAAGTAAATGTAAGGCTCTGGCTACTAATATCCCCAACAGCGCCGTTAATATCTGTTGTATTGTTTACCAAAATTGTAGTTTGATATTCTGGGTTCGTTGTAGATATAGCGGCGCTAGTTTGCTTAAGTGTTAGCGCTACAGTAGTACCCCACGCAGCTTGCAACGCGGCGCGTACTGCACCTGAACCGCTCGCTGCATTATCATTTAGAAAATCAAGCGTAATAGTGCTTGCCTCTAAACCTTTGACGAACTTGTGAGCTGTATCCAATTTGTTACTACCTTTCGGCGGGTAAAACATTTCTGTTTACCTCTGCATCTTTACCATTGATGCAGTTCAGACTATATCTTCACCCTATTTCTAGGGGTTGCGCGTGTAGTCGTTACGGACTCTCTGCCTAAGCAGGTTGCCTCGGTATTAACCGTTTTCTTGGCGGCCTTCACCGATATAGCGCAATTCACGTTATTTGCTTACGCAATAACCGGGCAATATGACTTACCCATAGCTGTTACTTCAAGTTCATCAAATGAGCGGTTAATAGTTGCGCTAGTAACGTGGTCTGATAAGTCCACGCTATTAAGCGTTACTACTACGCCATTAGATAAAAATATGGCCATTTGTTATTCCTCTTTCTGTAGTGTCGGTGTTTCTGTGGGTGTTTCTTTTTGTTTTTTTGTTTCTTTAACCTCTATAGGCAATTCTTGGCCTATTTTGATTAAAAACTTTTTATCTTCGTCTGTAAGTGCCATTTTAGCTCCAGCTCGTTAGTACGGATATTTGCAAATCACTTGTAAGTAAGTCACCGCTTGGCAGCGTTAAAACGCTAGGTGCAGTTACAGCGGTAACGTTAAATACAATACTGCTAGCGGCCAATTTATTAAACACGGCTACTATCGTATCTTCTATGCCTTGTAGGTTGCCTTCATTAGAAAACATAGGCACGGTCATAATAATTTTAAAATTAGCCATAGGCGCTATAGTTGCCTGTTTATTATTGCTAGGCGTAAGGTACGGGTCTGCCGGGGCTACTACTACGCTATTAGCAACTATGGTACTTGGCGGGTAGCTAAAGGTACTCCAAACAGCGTTATTAGCTAAGGCAGCGGCTATAGTACTGCGTAGTGTAGTTATGGCGGCTGTAGGCATTATCCCACCATAGCGTTAGGTGAAAGATACGGGGCTAGTAAGCCGCGTATAGATGCCATTAAAGTATTACTCATCTTAAAAGGGCTAGGGCTGTAACCGTCTACGCTTACGCCGCCGGCTTGTGTGCTGAAACGGCTAGTCCAGATATTCTCAGCTAGCATAAGTGCAGCTGCGTTTATAGCAGGCGTGTTAGCGTAGCTAGCGGTCTTTGTATCTTCACCCGTCATAGTGCCGCTAGGTACTACGCGCCTAAAGTTTTGGTCACTCGCTGTTTTTGCATATTGTATAAAGCTATAACCCTGTGGGTATTGGTAATAATTAAGCTGTAAATTAAAAGCTGGTAAAAGGCTAGTGCTACCAGAACTAAAAGGCAGCGTGCTAGTAATTGTGTAGCTGCCGTTAAAAGTAGCGCCAGCCCCGGCTACTGTGACGGTTTGGCCAGTAGTAAATAGGCCGGGGTTGGCTATCATCACGGTAGCTACGTTATTTACTAACGCAGTTCCCACCACCGGTGCAGAGTCAAACCATAGAAAACCATTTATTAAATCTTGCGCCGTCTGGCAGGTGTCCTCTATCCAAGTGTAAGAGTCGTACAAAGTGCCTACGCCTAATGATGCTTTAAGTGTTGCAGCTGTTACATAAGTAGCCGGCATATTTGTACCTTTCTTTGTAGGTCTGGTAGAGCCAAAGGGCTAAGGCCCTACCAGACTATTAGTTATTTATTAAGCGATATTTAGGCGGCAGATACCGTAAGGTATCTTGGCAATAGTTGCCATAAAGCCGTAAATAGCTACTTGTACCTGTAGGTTTGATACTACGTTTACGCTCATGTAAGCCTGTGGGCTTTCATAAACAGTAAATGCCTCTGGCGCAAGAATAAATGCTGAGTTATCAGCTACGCCAGCGGTCATAAATCTATCTACATAAAGGTCTAGACCTAATACGTTACCGCGTACAGAGTTATTAGCTACCTGTCCAGCTGCGTTAGCAAGTGCTGCCGCGTTTGGCTGGTAAGCGTTGAAAATTGGGCGGCCTGTGGTATCTACTGCACCTAGTAGTAGGTTATAAATACCTGTGCTGCCTACAAAGTTCTGTGCAAAATAACCGCTGTTTTTGTAAACATTAGCTGTACTTTCAGCGGTATAAGAAATCAAACCTGCCGCTGTAGCCGCTACGCCTGTGCTAGTAAAGCCTGTTGCGTTAATTGCAGTAATTACCGCTTGGTCTGTTGCGTTCATATACGCATTTTGTAATTGTTGTGTTAACTCAGCAAAAAAGCCCGGATTATCTGTGCGCTCTAGCAACTCAACACTAAGGGTATTCATACCTGAATACTTATTTACAGTACCGGTTAAATACTGGGTTACCATACCTGTATTGGCTACAGCCCCGGCCTCAGCTTCAACGGTTACTACAGGTGCTACACCTGAAAGGCCGCCCTCTGAGTCTACAAGTGCAGGCACGTTAATTGTGTTGCCCTTAGGTGGCAAAACTCCACGGCTGCAAGCATCTATAGCGCTGCGTGGAAAACGTGTGTTTGTAATAAACTCTGTTAGATACTGCGTTGGATTAAATGCAGGGTTTGTAGTCCAGCTATCATCTGCAGCTGTTACATATAGCTTTGACTCATCATTACCTAGAGCAGCTTTGATTTTATGCTCTGTGTATGCGCCCATAGATGTAATCGGTGTGCGTACTCTTTGTGAGTTAAGCGCACTTGGCTTAATAATTCTGCGCGCGGCTTCTACTGGTTCAGTAGCGCCCGCGGCCTCATCATCTTTATAGCTAACGCTCTTTAGCGTTACTGTTGCACCGTCTGGCAAAAATGTTGCCTCTGATGCCATTTCTTCCGGGGCTTTGTCCACGGTTTCACCTTTCGTTTCTGTTGGTTGGTTATCTACTGCGTTTTGATTAGCAGCAATTTTTAACACGGCAGCGCTTGGAAATGCAGCGCTCTCTACTAGAGATACCTCTTTTAAGGTAGCAGCCGTAACTAGCAGATAATCTTTTTCTTGGCGTGAGTCCTCTACCTCTACACCTACGCTAAGCCCGTCCATTAGCTGTTCTTGTGCAAGTAAAATTGCATCACTACCGCGGGTGCTAGCGCTTACCTTAAAGCTGCCATACAAACCCGTTTTATTACTGGTAACACTTTGCATACGCCCTACTGGTTTAGAATTATCGTGCGACATCAAAAGTTTAACCTTGCTTGGCTCTGGCACGGTTATAGAGTTTTCTGCAAAAACTACACGCCCGGCGCTTGTGTTGCCTACCTCGCCATAAGGTGCAATTTTGCCGCTAATCGTGCGCCTATCGCCGTTATCTACTGCCTCTATGTTGCCGCTAAATGTTAATAGCATTGTTTGGCCTCTCTGTTAGTCCATTAGGGCTTAGCTGTTCCATACTTTGTGCCTGCTCTACATCTATAAGACCTAGCGTTAGCATTTTTTCTATAGCTTCCAAACGCGCTAAAGTATCAGCGCGTAAAAATGTTGTATCTAACGCAAAACGCACCTGATTACCTCGGCGGGTTACGTCGTCCATACTAAGCCTGTTTTCAATAGCGCTTATAAACGGCTGTAATGAGTAAGCTACAAACTCTTTGCGCCCGTCTATGATATTTTGGTAAGTCATTGAGTTATTCATATCCGCGCTTATGTAATATGCCGGTACGTTCATTAAACGTGCTATTTCTGTTGCTAAATACTGTGATGCCTCGTTATACATCATTTCTTTAGGTGAGTAGCCCACGGTTTGATAATCTAACGTGCTAGTTAAGTAAGCCGTACTGCGTGATGCACGCGCTGCCTTCCAACTAGCTAACAGCCCTTGTATTTGTGCCTCTGGTAAATCTGCCCCACTATTCTTAATAAAACCTGTTGCCATAGGTGTAGCAGCTGCAACGCTTGCTGCTTTTTGTATGTCTAACGCGGCTTGAATTGTGCGCCCGCCTGTTTCTAATACGCCGGGTAATAAACTTTGAAAAGTTACTAAAGACCCTACGCCGCTATCCGGTACGCGTATGCCATTTATTGAGTAGTAATCAACTTCATCACCATAATTATCTGTAGTTACTGTAACGCGTGTATTAGCTACCCACTCAAACCCGCTAGGTCTGCCGTCATCTTCATACAAAGACGTTACACGCCAATACGCCACCCCGTACATTAATAAACTGTCCACGGTGTAACTTATGGTAACGCTGCGTGGTTGCCTAATATCCGGCTGGTCTAACCAAACAGGGCTCTGTAATTTACGGCCTGTACTTTTTTGTATAAGCTCTAAATCTATACTTGCTATTACTCCACAGATTAAGTTACGGCATCTACTTACCGCTGGTACTTGTAACGCTACGTTTCTATCTATAAACGGTACGCCGTTTGTATTG